AGCGAGCAGATGGTGTTTATCAAGGACACTGGCACGCAAGTGGTCAGCCTCGATGGCCCAGCCTACGGATCAAAAGAGAAAAAGACCCGCTATGCTAGTCTGCGACACGTCACCAAACCGATGCAGCCGCGCAAGATCGATCCGAACGATAAGAGTGACTATCCGCACGAAGGCAAGACCGTCAACACCGAGATCCGCTGCATTGCCGATCGCATCGAGTTTCGTGCGGGCGACACAGTGGTCGGCTATTACGAGAAGTCGAGCGAGACCTGGTATTTCAAGGGAAAAATCGCGCAGATGGAGTTCACTCAGGAGATCGACACCACCGCCCCGAAAGTGAACGTGAATGTCTCTAACCGTTTCCAAACCTACGGTGCGGGCCGCACGATGCTCGGCTTGGATGTCAAAGACGATGAAGACGTAAAAGTGGACGAGACGGTTGGCGGTCCAGCGAAGAAGACGTTTGCAAAGGTGTAGCGGTGGTATTCACTCCTTGGGAAACGGCGCACGGTGAGGCAGCGCCAGCGTGGCTGTCGGTCAATTCCACCGTTGCAATTGCTCCAGATGATGACAGCGTTGATACAAACTCCGTGGTCATTGAGGGTGCTGGCACAATCAATTCTTTCGGCGCTTGCTCCACACACGTTCTAAAGCGCGTTAAGTTTGTTCCGCTGGTTTTGCGCGAGGAGGAGGGTGCCGCAGATCGTGCGCTGCCGACGATCCTTCTGGTCAATTCGTCAACCCTCAATCTGTTGTCGGGCCAGCAGCGATCGATCAGCAAAGTCTCATATGGAATGTATCAGTGCGATGCGGACGACGCATGGAGCGAGATTTATTTCGTGCAGGAAGGCGCTGCGATGGTCAACGAACTGGATGAGCGCCTGAAGGATCTTGAGCAGCGCGTGTCGGCACTCGAGAGCCGGGTCTACGGAAAGAATTAAACCGACATGGCAAACATCCAGGCCAGCTTTGCGCCGTGGCGAGCAAAGCTGCTTCCGGCATCGTACAACGGCGTGCCGTTTCATGTTGAGCAACAGGCGCGCAATTCCGGTCGGCGCATTGTGCTGCACGAATACCCTAAAAGAGATAGCCCTTACGCCGAAGACATGGGCAAGCACGCGATCCGCTACAACATCACCGGTTACATCGTCGGGCCAACTTATTTTATCAACAAGATGGCGCTCATCGCTGTTCTGGAGAGCGCCAGCGGCGGCGTTTTGATCGACCCGTATCTCGGATTTCCGTTGCTCGCGGTGTGTGAGCGCTACAGCGTAACTGAGACCAGGGAGCGCGGCGGCTACTGCACATTCGAGATGGTGTTTGCGGAGGCTGGCACGCCCGGCAACGCCCCAAGCACCGACACGGGCGCAGCCGCAAACGCCAGCGCCGACAACGCCTCGAACGCTGCGGCGAACAGCACGAATAGCGCGGCTTTGTCTCCCGGCAGCTTCGATGAGGCTGGCTTTATTGGTGCCTTCGACACCGGGGGTCAAGGCGGCATCGGCCACGCATGACAAACACCACACAGATAGGAGCAAAAGCGTGACGCCGTATGGCCCAACCAAAGAGGCGATCGCAATCCTCGATCGCCTGCTGGTCGCGCTGATGATCGGCATGCCGGTGTCAGGCAGCGCTGGTTCAAATCTTCGCACTCTCGTCGGCAAACTGCACGAAACCGCCGACGTCTCGATTGAGACTGGCACGATCGGTACTGACCTTCAGGCGTGCTTTGACGCAGCACTTGCGGCCGGGGCACGTCTCACAAACATGGACAACGTCAGAATCGCCATGCTCAAGGAGACACCAAAGTATTTTATCGGGGCGGCAATTGCGTGCGCCGGAATTGCTTTCACGCTGGTGGAACAGACACGGATGATAACGGCCATGGCCTTCGCCAGCCAGGTCGATGTCCAGGCCATGATCACAAGGATGAGTGCCATCTTTGATGAGGTGAAGCTCGCAATGGGCAACCTGATCACTGGCAACAATTATCAATACATAGTTGGACTCAACGCCGCACTCATCCAACACCTAGCCGCCACCGAGCGCCAATTGCCGCGCGTCGTCAGTTATTTGCTGGCGTCAAATCTTCCGTCGCTCGCCATCGCAAATCTTCTCTACGCTGATGCATCGCGCAGCGATGAAATTATCAAAGAGAACGGGGTCGTACATCCGGCCTTCTGCCCACGCAATATCCTGGCGCTGAGTCAATGACCGACATCAGGATCGTTAACCAGGCAAGCCTTGCCGGAATATGGGCCGACTATTTGTTCGCCAAAGGCCGACTGGACGAAAGCAACGAGCTTATGACGGCCGTGACGGTCGCGCTGCTGACGGACAGCCTGGCCGACGCCAACGATGTCCTGCCGGATCCCGACAGCACTGATCGACGCGGCTGGTGGGGCGACACCGATGCTGACATTTGGGAAGGCTGGCCGATCGGCTGCAAGAATTGGCTGCTGTTGCGCGCCAAGATCACGGACGCCAATTCGTTCGAAGGTGCAACCGTAGTGCGCGCCGAGATGTATACGCGCCAGGCGCTGCAGCCATTCATCGATAAGAAAATTTGCAGCCGCGTTGACGTGACGGCCACACGCACCGACGACCAGCAGATAGATGTCACGGTTGTGATTTATCGCGGGCCGCTTGTTGAGATTGAGTTGCGTTTCCAAAATCTCTGGACCGGGATCGGGGGCTGATCGATGCCTTGGACAACACCAACGCTGAGATCGGTCAGGGAATTGGTGCGCGGCGAAATTTCGTCGACGCTCCAGGGAGCAACCTTCGTTGGCAATAGTGTGCTGCGCGTGCTGGCAGATGCCACCGCCGCAGTCACTCATTTGACGCTGCGCTATATCGACTGGCTGTCACGCCAATTTCTTCCCGACACTGCCGAGGCGGAATGGCTCGATCGACACGCTGATATCTGGCTGGTTAACGCCGATGGCACGGTCGGCCGCAAGCTGGCGACAACGGCGTCAGGCTCCGTGACCATAACCGGCGTGCAGGGAATGGTCGTCGCATCCGGTACGCAATTGGACAACGGCACATCAACCTACCAAACGACCACCCAGGTCATTATCGGCACCGTGCCAACACCGGCTAGCATTATTGCCATTGATGCCGGGAGTGCCGGGAATCTCGACCCCGGTTCACAATTGGGTTTTGTCGTTCCTCAGTCGGGCGTCGACGGTACAGCGACCGTCGTCACGCTGAGCGGTGGTTCTGATGATGAGACCGACGATGAGTTGCGCCAGCGTATTTTGCGCCGAATCCGCCAGCCTCCCATGGGCGGCGATCAAAGCGATTACGAAGCATGGGCGCTTGCTGTACCGGGAGTGACGCGGAGTTGGGCCGCGAGCGAGATGGGCATCGGCACGGTCACGGTGCGCTTCATGATGGACGATCTGCGCGCCGACAATGATGGCTTTCCGCTCGAGCAGGATATCCAGGCGGTTGAAGACTATCTTTCCATCAAGCGGCCGGTCACGGTTAAAGACCTTTTTGTTCTGTCGCCAATCCCAAGTCCTATCGATTTTAACATCGCAAACCTGGTGACGGACACACCAGCCATTCGGGCCAGCATCCAAGCAAATATCGAACAAATGCTATTTGAGAACGCAGCGCCAGGACAGACGATCTTTGCGGCCTGGAAGTCTGCGGCCATCATGAGCACGCTCGGCGTCATATCGTTTGAACTTTCTAATACGCAGGACGATGTCATGGAGTCGCCAGGTCACATGGCCGTTCTTGGCGACATCTTCTATGAGTGACCGGCACGTCCGGCGCAGCGGCGATGATTATGCTCATGCGCTACTTGCCTTGCTGCCAAAGGGCTATGCGTGGACGCGCGATCCAGCAAGCGTCCTGGTAAAACTTGTTAAGGGCATTGCGGGCTACTGGGGCGTCGTCGATGGGCGCGCCGCCGATCTGCTGGAGATCGAGACAGATCCGCGCAAGACGGTAGAAATGCTACCGGACTGGGAGAGGGCGTGGGGCTTACCGGAAGAATGCTTCCCTGGTGGCTCGACGATTGAGGAGCGGCGCATGACGCTGCTCCTCAAGATGACGCTGCTCGGCGGCCAAAGCCGCGAGTTCTTCTATTACGTCGCCAACCTGTTTCACTACGACATCACCATCAAGGAATTTTCGCCGTTCATGGTCGGAATTTCTCAGGTGGGCGACACGCGCGATGACACAGGGCAATATCGTTGGGAAATTGGCCCGCCCGAAATGCGCTATTGCTGGTCAATCCATGCCGGGACGGAAGCCTTGTTCTGGTTTCGCGCCGCATTGGGT